CAAACGGCTTTCTAGATAAGCCTACCATACAGGTTCGAATCCTGTCCTGACTACTGATGTGGTCGCAATTTGCGACTGCAAATAGAACCCAACAAACTGCTTAGCCTCAGAGGTAGGTGTTGGTTCAAATAGACTGAGGCATACAAAAACAATTTACACAATGGCACAAGACGAAAAAATCTTTGCAGATGGTTTCTCATTTAAGAGAAACGAAAAGGCTCCTGAATTTGTAGTAGGGAGACTATCTTTAAAAGTTGATGATGCAGTAGCATTCCTCAAGGAACACCAGCGTAATGGCTGGGTCAACCTGAACGTGAAGACCGCTCGTAGCGGGAACCACTACGTTGAGTTAGACACCTACGAGGCACCTTCTGGAGCCAAGCCAACTGAAGTGAAGGCTAAGCCACAAGCAAAGGTGGTACTACCAGAGCCTGAGGATGATGGTGAGTTGCCATTTTAATGGAGGAAAAATAGGGGGAGACAATCTCTCCCTTTTTTTTGGCCTTTTTGCCTGACGAAAATGTCAACACAAAATCCCCTATTCTTTCTATATATAATTTCTATTCTTTTTATTTTTTTTTAATTAAATTTTAAGAATAAAATTGACATAATCGACAGTAGTTTGATAATCAGTAACTTACACGACATAAAATCGACACCCATTCAACATTTATGACACAAGATGTAACCATATTTAAAAGTATCAGGGATACTGACACTCCGTTCCATAGGGACGTGAGGCTAATCCTTAATAGAATCAAGGAAGGCACTGAGTCCACAAAGGACTTGGTTAAGCGCATACGCCTAGAGAAGCGTAAGCCTGAGCGACAGGAACTCAAGAAGCTATTGCCTGCAATTTGCTTCAGCGGTACATTCAACAAGAGAACAGATTCATCTTTGATTCAGCACTCAGGTTTGATTTGCCTAGACTTCGATGGCTATGATAAGTCCAAGGAGTTGCTACAGGACAAGGAGAACCTGAGTAAGAACAAGTACGTGTTCTCTGTATTCATTAGCCCGTCAGGGAATGGGCTAAAGGTATTGGTAAAGATTCCTGCAGATGCAGAGAACCATACCAACTACTTCAATAGCCTAGAGAAGTACTTCAACAGCCCGTACTTCGACAAGACAAGCAAGAACCTATCACGTGTATGCTACGAGTCTTACGACCCGCTCCTGCACATCAATGAGAACAGCAGTATATGGGACTTGATTGAGGAGCCTGAGTACACAGAGGTCAACAAGGCCAGAGACCAGCCTACGATTCCAATCACGGATGAGAATAAGATTGTGGACATACTCGTGAAGTGGTGGACAAAGAAGTACCCAATGAACGAGGGCCAGCGCAATCAGAACTGCTACGTTCTAGCTATGGCCTTCAATGACTTTGGAATCAACAAGGGATTGGCATCTTATATATTGAACCAGTACGCCTCAGAGGACTTTACAACTCGGGAGATTGCTAATACAATTGACTCTGCCTACAAGCACACGGCTAACTTCGGGACCAAGTACTATGAGGATGAGGAGCGCATCAATAACATCAGAGCCAAACTCAGACGTGGCGTATCAAAAAAAGAGATTCGCATCCAACTGCAGGACTCCCACTTGGAGAGCGATATAATCGAATCCGTGCTCAATAAGGTAGAGGAAGAGAATTCAAAGCAAACCTTCTGGGACAGGAATGACAAGGGAGTAGTAAAGATAATTCACATTCAGTTCAAGCAATTCCTTGAGGACAATGGGTTCTACAAGTTCTGTCCTGAGGGTGGTAAGAACTACGTGTTTGTCAAGGTCACCAACAACTTGATTGACCATACTTCAGAGAAGGAGATTAAGGACTTCGTGTTGAATCACCTACTGGAACTAGATGACATTGGCGTATACAATTACTTCGCAGACCAGACTAGGTTCTTCAAGGAGGAGTTTCTCTCTTTGCTTTCTACTATTGAGATTTACTTCATTGCGGATACCAAGGATGCATCTTACTTGTACTACAAGAACTGCGCAGTAAGAATAACAAAGGATGGAGTTTCACTATTGGACTACATTGACCTTGGCGGATATGTCTGGAAAGACCACGTGATTGATAGGAACTTTGTGAAGTGTAGCGTGTCAGACAACTTTGATTTCAAAAAGTTTGTCAGCAACATCAATGGTGGTGACGAGGGACGCATCAAGTCCATGGAGAGCACGATGGGATTCTTGCTTCACGGATACAAGAACCTTGGCTTTTGTCCTGCGGTAATCCTCAATGACGAAGTGATAAGTGACAACCCTGAGGGAGGAACAGGAAAGGGATTGCTTATGAATGCGCTGAGTAAGATGAAGAAGCTAGTGGTGATTGATGGCAAGTCATTTGCATTCGAGCGTAGCTTCGCCTATCAGTTGGTGTCAGCAGACACCCAGATACTTTGCTTTGATGATGTGAGAAAGCACTTTGACTTTGAGCGTTTGTTCAGCGTAGTAACTGAAGGGCTAACCCTTGAGAAGAAGAACAAGGATGCCATCAAGATTCCGTTCGCTAAGTCACCAAAGATTGCCATCACTACAAACTATGCAATCAAGGGTGCCGGCAATTCATTTGCAAGACGTAAGTGGGAGCTGGAGCTACACCAATTTTACAGAAAGGACTACACGCCACAGGATGAGTTCGGAAGACTTATGTTCGGTGATTGGAACGATGACGATTGGTGTGAGTTTGACAACTACATGATTGGATGTCTTAAAAATTACCTGAGGACTGGACTAGTTAAAAGCAGATTTGTTAACTTGAAAATACGTCAGCTGTCTGCCGAGAGTTGCCATGAGTTTATCGAGTGGTGTGGTCTGGTGGACAGCGCAGAGCGAAACGTGATGCTACAGGTTGACACTAGGCTGTACAAGAATGAGCTGTATTCTAACTTCGTGGAGGAGTACCCTGACTACGGGCCTAGAGGTAGGATGAGCATCAGCAGAACTAAGTTCTACAAGTGGTTGATTGCTTACGCAATTTATAAGGAAGGTACCTTGCCTGAAGAGGACAGAGACCAACAGGGTAGATGGATAATTATTAAAAGCAAAAAAGACGATGAGTAATGTAATCATTTGGAACTACGTGTTCCACTTCAGTGAGTATACCAACAAGTGGTATGCGATACATAGAGACAATTACCTAGACTATTGGAGCGCTGAGAAGGACAGCTTCCTTAGTGATGAGAACCTTGATGAGTTGATTAAGAAGATAAAAAAATGACACAAGTTCTGGCAAGGATACCAGCATACAGCAACCAGTCTATGCTAGACTATTGCGACACGTTACTATCAATACTTACTCAGAGCTACCAGACAAAGGTAGGCCGAGGTAAGAAGGTGGAGATGGTTAAGGTATTCAAGCATAAGCAAGACCAAGATGTCATTGACAAATTAATCAGGAGCAAGGAGCACTACCATAAATTAAATCAAATGAAAAATAAAGGAGGAGTAACCTTCAGGGATTATCAGGTAGACATAATCGAAATGGGGTCTCAGATACTAGAGAAGCATGGGTTCCTGTACCTTGCCATGGAGGTTAGGACGGGTAAGACGCTGACAAGTTTAGGTATTGCAGATGAGGTCAAGTCGTGGAAGGTATTGTTTGTAACCAAGAAGAAAGCAATCAGCACAATCGAGGCGGACTACAAGCTATTGAATCCAGCATACTTCTTGACCGTGATAAACTACGAGAGCCTACACTTGGTGATGGACAACGAGGAGTGGGACTTGGTGATTTGCGATGAGGCTCACAGCATGGGGGCTTTCCCAAAGCCAAGTGGCAGGGCTATTCTGGTGGCTCAGGTGATAAGAAAGTATAGACCAAAGGTGATACTGCTGTCTGGGACACCAACCCCAGAGAGTTACTCTCAGATGTATCATCAGGTCTATGCGATACCTCATAATCCCTTCAGTGAGTTCGCAAATTTCTACAGATTTTGCGACAAATATGTGAGCATAAAGCAGAAGAAAATCAACTCGATGTTCATTAAAGACTACAGCCATGGGCTTGATGATATCATCAAAGCAATGGAGCCGTACACAATTAACTACACGCAGGTGGAGGCAGGGTTTAAGTCAGAGGTGAAGGAGGAGGTGTTGTATGTTCCAATGAAGGACTCAACCTACAGCATGATTAAGAGGCTCAAGCGGGACCTAGTAATCGAGGGTAAGGAGGAGACCATACTTGCGGACACGGCTGTTAAGTTAATGATGAAGGTGCACCAGCTATGCAGTGGTACCATTAAGTTCGAGAGTGGTAACAGCATGGTGTTGGACACCACCAAGGCGGAGTTCATTAAACAAAAATTTCAAGGAAGTAAGGTAGGCATCTTCTATAAATTTAAAGAAGAGTACAACGCCTTGAAGCAGGTGTTTGGTGATGAGCTGACTAGCGAGTTGAGTGTATTCGAGGATACGGATAAAAACATAGCCCTGCAGATTGTATCAGGACGAGAAGGTATATCTTTACGGGACGCTGACTACTTGGTTTACTACAACATTGACTTCAGTGCTACGAGTTATTGGCAGAGCAAGGACAGGATGACAACCAAGGACAGGCTAGAGAATCAGGTCTATTGGGTGTTCTCAGAGGGAGGTATTGAACAAGACATATACAAAGCAGTATCAAACAAGAAAGACTACACACTTAATCACTTTAAAAAAGACTTCTATGAAAAAGACAGCAGTAGAGTATTTATTTGAAGAGCTATGGGATACACCAAAGAATAAGTTTATATGGGCCCATATTTTAGATAAAGCCAAAAATATCGAAGAATATAATCTTCTTCGTTATGGAGCTAAATGTTTTATACATGGCATGTTGTTTGGATTATCATCAGCTATTCTTGGAATGTTAATCTCAAAATTTATATGAAAAAGACAGTAGTAGAATGGTATTTTACGCAACTATGGCGCGCACCAAAGGATAAGTTTATGTGGCACAGAATTTTAATAAAAGCCAAAGAAATGGAGAAGGAGCGAATGATTGAATTTGCTAATAGTTTTTATGATGAATGTGGTATGCAATATGGAGGTTTAGAGAAATCTTCAGAACAATACTACAACGAAACCTTTAACACCAAAGATAAATGAAAAACATACACATATTACCAGCGGACAAACCAAGTAATTTATTTAAAGACATAAAAAATAAATTAATGTTCAATAAAGATTGGATAGAAATACCTATTGGTAGAGCTAACCAACACATCTACATCACTTCTGATGAAGAAATTAAAGAAAAAAGATTAAGATTCATTATGGACAACAGAGAAGGAATGTGTGGTCTTATCCATCAGGTAAGCGTTGTATTAGATTCCAAAATATGTCCTAAAATCATCTTAACAACAGACCAAGACTTAATCAAAGATGGTGTACAAGCTATTGATGATGAGTTTTTAGAGTGGTTTGTTAAGAATCCAAGTTGTGAGCAGGTTGAGGTTCAAAATGATTATTTGCTATGGAAAAATTCAGAAAAAGAAAAATTATCTGATTGTTACAAAATCATCATTCCAAAAGAAGAACCTATGAAACAGACAGCAGTAGATTGGTTGGTTGACAAAGTAGAAGACCACTTTTGTTTATTACCAGTAGATTTAATTGAACAAGCCAAAGAAATGGAGAAGGAGCAGATTATGGAGGCACATTTAAACGGACAGGCTGAATGGGATATTCAAAGTTTGGGAGATACCCAAAAAAAATTGTCTGAACAATACTACAAAGAAACATTTTAAAACAAAGAAAAATGAAACAGACAGCAGTAGATTGGTTATTTGAGAAGTATATGTATGTCACTTGGCTACGCAATAGAGATGAGATATCAGCAGAACAAGCAGACAATATGAGAGCGCAGTACTTAGCAGAAGCAAAAGAGATGTATAAGGAACAGATTAAGTACGCCTATTGGAGTGGGTGTATAAACTCGGACGAGGACAAGGATGCGGCAGAATACTACGAAGAAACCTACGGAGATGAATAGAAAACAATTTTTAAAACGGTTAGGATTACTATCCACTACGGCAATCGCAGCACCTGCAATACTAGCAGAGCAGTCGCAAATTGCGACCACAAATACAGCCAACATAAAACTAGTAGCGGGCTCACAAGAGCGAATGAGGATAGGGTCAAATGGAGATTCTTACTATTATAAAATTTATTAACCTATGACACCTAAAGAAAAAGCAAATGAAATTTACACTAAAATGTATAATATGGTTTGCACTGCTCATTATATCGCAAAGCATTGCGCTTTAATATCAGTAGATGAGATACTTAGCAGCGGAGTAGATGTAGATTATTATTTTGATAAATCAGTTGGCTATATGATTACCTATCAGGAATACTATCAAGAAGTTAAAAAAGAACTTTATCAACTACCAGATAAAATATATTAAATAAAGAAATGACACCTAAAGAAAAAGCAGAAGAACTAATAAATAAGTTTAAACATAGCGAATCTAAAGATGGCTACAATGATGTCAGAGATATACACGCTGCTATAAGATGTGCATTGATAGCAGTAGGTGAAATAAAGCGCTGTATTGATTGGCATATTTATCCTTTAGATAAACAATGGAGATATTGGGAAGAAGTTAAACAAGAACTAGAGAAACTATGATAACCAACGAACAGAATGTTTTGAACGCCAACATACCTAACCTGAAGTTAAAGGTGCGCAGGAGTTGGTTGACCAAGAAGGAGGAAGACCAGAACACCTACGATAGCTGCTACGCATTCGCTATCCAGAGTGTGGCAGGTAAGATTCTAACCTTCCACATCATGACTGACTACGGGATGCTCAGGAGCCGTGTGCCTATCTCTGAGTTGTTCTTTAGTGAAACAACCAAGGATATACCAAGTGACTTCAAGCAGCTGTGGGATTGCTTCAGCGAGAACGTAAGCGTCATCGAGTACTCATACCTAGCAGAGAAGCGATGCAAGGTGATACTAAAGGACAAGACGCTAGTGTGGGCCACTTATCTATTCACCGTGGATTGGTTCAACAACCCATACTCTGACGAGCCAACAGACTACAAGTGTGGTCACATCTTATTGGCTGACGATGGGTACCTGATGTGCCAGCCCAACAACAGAATCTTTTGGAAGGACTCAAACTTTATTACCAATGACTTCCCAGTGGAGCCCAAGGAGTTTAAGGTTGACACCGAACTTCAGTGTGTGGAGTCAGAGAGTGACAGGTGGGTAAGCTCAAATGGAAATTCTTTTTACTACGATATAAACGAAACAAATGCCTGATATAACAATTTGCCCGGGGACAAATTGTCCATTTAAAGAAAGCTGCTATAGATTTACAGCCAAGCCTAGCGACTACCAATCATGGTTTATGGAAGCACCTATCAAAGATGGTAAGTGTGATTATTATTGGGGTGAAAACTCAGAAAATATTTGGAATCAATTAAAAGAAATAACAAAAAAATGTACGGAAAACTAGCACACATGAGCAAGCCAACAGTATTTACTGTTAAGCATTACGATAAAACTATCACCATTGAAATAGACCATAGCGACATAGATTTCCATGAAGTGATGGAGACAATTGAATCGCTTACAATCGCTATGGGATTCGGTAAAGATAGCTTTAGAAATTGGGTAAAAGAATCTGCAGAAATTTATGCAGAGGAGGACAAAGAAACACTCGAAGACTGACATGGAGATTTACCTAAGAGAACAAGCAAAGAGACTATTCTACAGCAGGGACATTCCTGTAGATTCAATAGGTGTTTTTCAATCACACATTGGTGAATGGATTTATTGGTTCAATGATGATTGGACTTATGACACGGGCTTCGCAGATACAGAGTCAGAGGCTTTACAGATAGCAAAGAAAAATTTCAGGCCACATAAAAAAAACTATGACATCATATAAGGTACACGGGCATAAGTTCCACAATATGGAACGGCTCAATAGTCAGGTAGAAAAAGTGATGCGAAGGTTCGGTCATCAGTTCGGATACTTCGAGATAGGTGAGATGTATGAGATTGATGGCACCGTAAACCTAATCCTTGAATAATGAAGTACTCAAGAAGTTTCAAACACGATGTGGTTATTGGACAGATTGGAGAAGACTGGGCTAAAGAATTTTTCTCTGGAGCATTTAAGCTCGAGGTTAAGTTCGACTCCATGGCTCACGTCACTGGCAATATCTTCATCGAATACTCTTCTAGGGGCAAGCCATCAGGGATAGCAGTAACAGATGCCGAGTATTACTTGTACATAATAGCTGAGTTCAACAACGCCATCATATTGAACGTAGAGAATCTAAAGGAAAGACTGAGGTACTACTACAAGCACAATATGTACATAAGGAATGGCGGTGACGATGACACCTCAGTTGGTTTCTTGGTCCCCATAAGCGAGTTATTAATGGTATGACAGAACAACAAATACAATCAAAACTAATCAAGGAGTTAGAGTCCAAGGGATACTATGTAATCAAGTTGATTAACACCAACAAGAACGGTATCCCAGACCTGATAGCTATACCAAGGGATTCAGACGTAGAGTTCTACGAAGTGAAGAAACCCAAGGGCAGAGTATCAAAGCTACAGGAGTACAGATTAAAAGAGCTAGGCGCTCACGGAATTAAAGTTGAAATCTATAAAGGAATCGAATCAAATGATAATGCATAAGTACACCAAGATGGAAGCTCTGTCCCAGATATTGAACAGAGAGTTTGAAGCAAATATTTTAGAGTATTCAAAAAAACAAAACAACGTAAACGCAAGGAAGGTGTTTTGTAAAATACTAAGTGACATCGGATTCTCAAGTGATGACATCTGTGACTTTCTAAAGAGAGACTACGGAGTTTATATGTACTACATGGGAGACGTAGAAGACCTTTTGAAGTACAACCCTGAGGTGAAGGAGAAATATCTAGAGTGTAAAGATTTGTTCTTCATAACAATAAAGGAAGTTGTACAGGACCAATATGAGTATGTCCCCGACAGAAGCATAAAGATGGGCTACTCTGTTTGGGACAGAAGTAATTTAGAGAAAGTTGAAGACAAGTACGATAGGATAAAAAAGATTATCGAGCTTGTTGACATCAATACTCCATTGGGTGAAGAGCATTTAGTATTCGAGAAACTAGTCCAAGTGTTTGAAACTATGTCAGACCATGGAAAAAAAACGAGAGAGAGAAAATGCTAGGGCAAATAGAATTGCTGCAAGGGTGGGATTAAACCACGTCCTGTTAGCTAGTATTTATGAGAATGTAGTAGATAGGGACTTCAATAAAGCAGAGATAGAGCTGAAGGAACTCATCTACGATTTAAGATTAATGTTGAAATCAATAGAGGAAGATGATTTTTGAAACGGACACAGATATTTTAAGGGAAAAGAAAGCAATTGATTTGTTCGTAAGTATTTTCAAAGGCTCCTACAAGAAGCTTGACCAGTTCGACATAGACTACAAGGTGTCCGATGATAAAGGACAACTGATTGCATATGTTGAGGTGGTTGGAAGGATGAGGAGCATGAAGACATCTTACCCTCTGCCGATTACTTTGAGCAAGTTAAACAAGCTCATAGAGAAGCGACTCAATCCTGTGATTGTCTGGGCCTGTGACGATGGCATCATCTATGCTGAGGCAACCAAGATAGAGGGAGTAATAAAGTGGGGAGGTCTCCCTCCCCGTGATGAGATGATGGCCTACTACGACAAGCACAAGACTATGAAGTACGTGAGGTACGTTTAGTTACCCCTATTCTTTTTCTTAAATTCCTTGTCTTCTCTAGCCGTAGCTTCCTTTTGTAATTTACTTTCAACAGCTTCCTTTGCCTTGGTTTCTTTATTCCAATCCGAGTTAGGCCCGAATCTTTTTCTCCAAAGGGAAGGATTCAATCGCTTCATGTCACTCTCATTATCGTATCTCTGTCCCTTGCTTGAATCATAAAGTAGTCTTTTCTTCTTTGCAGCCAACATCTCCTTCTGCTTATCAATTGCAGCCTTAGCCTCTTCGCTGCCTACAATCTCAACAATCTTTTTGTCTATAGCCCTGCGCTCTTCCTGATTCCTAGTCTTGTTCTTTAGCTCTTTCAAGTCCTTCAGCTTATCATAATCATCAGGGGTCGTGATGCTTGAGTCAGGAGTATTAGCAGCCTTACGTAGGTCCTTATAAATCTCATCGTTCACAGCCCTCTTAACATCCTTGTAAAAAGGAATTAATCCTGCGTTGCCGGCAACTTCTAAAGGTATTCTGTAATTTACAGTCATGTCCTCTCTTCTTATAGCATCAGGTTCTTTTTTGGTTGGACCCTCACCCATTACTCTGCTAGATAATGCTCCAAAGTTTTTACCTATCAATACAGCTGTGTTCAATGCAGGGGTATATGCACCTGCCATATTAATAGCTATTTTTGGAACATCTATATCTCCTCTGTCACCAACATTTAGATAAGTGTATGCAATGTTGTCCTTGTAGAAATCATACTCTCCATTTCTAAGGAAGTCAAGATACTCTTCGTTGATTTTTTCTACACCAAAGTTTATCATTCCTCTTACTGCGTTGCCAAAGTTTCTGCCAACGGTATATCCAGCAAACACGTTAGCCAATCCTCTGCCAATCATTTGGTAGTATGACTTCTCATCCACTTCTTCTTCATCTTCCCAATCGAACGCAAGACCAAGTGCGGCTCCAACAATACCAGCCCCCATATTAGCCACCATAACCTGATAGATTACAGACCTTGTTGTGATGCCGGCCAGTACGGCAGCAGCCTTTTGCTTAGTCATGTACCCTTCGTTGAACAAATTATAGACTGCACTTCTTGCCGCAGCATAATCAAAGTTCATGAAGTTGGTCATGAAAGAGTTGAAGTTGTTCCAAATCTTCTGAGTCAACCCTTGATTAGGCTTTAGTTTACCCTTGAGAACTCCCATGAACTCGTTGTTAGCAGCTCCTGAGTATACAGAGTCTTGGTCAGCCTTTCTTGTAGCCTGCTCAATTGCATCTGCATTCTTCTGCATATAATCAAGGTCATTGTTAATCATCATCTCCTGATTAACTTCTTCCCCTGTTATTCTTTTGAACTCATTCATGAAGCTACCAAACCAAAGTGGCATAGAAACCACCTTATCTGGAGTGGTCAGCATGGTATCTGCGATGTATTCAACAGGGTTCTGAACTAACTTTTTTAGAGTAAGATTATAAATCTGAGTTGTTCTGTTTCGTAAGGCACCTCTAGAAACGCTACCCTTGATACCTGATGTTTGCTTCAGTATTTGAGGGTCAACCAATTTACCTGATAGAGCATCAGAAGCATAAAGCCTAGACGTTTGTTTTGACTTTGCATTCTTCATGAATTCATACCCATTAGCTGAAGCAATAAGCTTTGCATTCATAATACCTGTCCCAAAAGCCTTAGGATTTACAAGCAATGCGTTTACAATGTTAGAAGCTAATTCAGCTTGGAACCTAGTAGTGCCAGCTAAGGCAGCTCTGTATCCTTGTTTCTGAATAAAGTCAAACACTTCATTTGAAAGGTCATCCTGAACAATGTTGTTTGTCAATATATTCTCAAGAGCTTCCTCGTATGCATTGTTTATGGCATTGAATATTTGAGTCTTCTCCTTATCCATTAAGCCCTTACTCTCTAGGTTCTTCTCTGCCTGAATCAAGGTTCTTCTAGCGGTACGAATAGGAGAGGTCATATTGTAATCCAACAACACAAACTTGGCTCCCTTTTGAGTAGATGTAAACAAGTCAAAGTTCAGTGGAGTCAAAGCACCTGTTCGCTCAATCAAAGACTTAGCCTTTGTAGTCGGACGCATTGAGTTGCTATAGCTATTGGAGAACTCAGGTGCAGCCGTAGCATCCATAGGGTTCTGCTCATGCAAAACATTGTGGTGAAAATAATTGTCCATCAACTCAACCTTATTACCACGTATCACAGACGCAGTGTAGGCCGCCTTCTCTCCTAGAGATGCATTGATTTCAGTCATCACTTTAATGGCGTTCTTCTCTGCGCTGTTGAATGTATTATAGAACTCATCTATGGTGTAGCTTTCAACCTCTTTAAGTATCTTCTCCAGCTTCTCAGCATCAGCTTCTTTAAAGACTGACTTGCCTTTTCTAATATGTTTAATAGTAGCCTTGAGATAATCAGCGACAGGCTTAACACCCTTCTTGCCTACGTTTGACTCGTACTCACGCTGAAGCATATATGCTGTCATTCTAAATTTAGACATCAGATACTTGTCAGGGTTCTGTCTGAACGATGCCAATACCTTATTTTGAGCTGCATCTATTTTTTGAGATACTCTTTTTAGCTCAGAGTTAAAGTTAGACAAAGCCTGAGCAGAGTTCTCAAGAAGTGAGTTAAAGATGTCTCTTGTTTTAAAGTCACCGAATACGTTGTCTATGTAGTACAATGGGTTCGCTCTTATCAACTCATCTATAGCTCCCTTCTTTGTAAACTTATCTTTTAATCTTGAGTATAGTTTTGAGAAAGACAAAGGCTTAGCTTTTTCTATGGCACCAGAAAGAACCTTGCCTTGCTTGATAGCCTCAAGTTTCTCTATAGATACCTTGGCATAATGAGGAAGGTATCCATTGTTGATGTTACCTATAACCTTTATTATATTTTTAAGGTCAGTCAAAGGAAGGTTCATCAGGTCCTCAACGCTCAGTTCTTTGATAAGCTTTGCTAGATTTAATGCATCCTCTTTCTCATCACGGCTAGGCAACGGGAACTCCTTGTTATCAATCTTTAGCTCCTTTAATGTTTTTATTTCTTTCTTTTTATCTGCTTCAATTTCCGCATCAGTAGCAGGCGTAGGCTCTACCTGAGGAAGTATCTCAGACTTGTACTTCTTCATCAAGTCTGCTTCATCAGTAGTAATTATACCACCGTCTATCATGTCCTTGATAGTTGAAGCATAGCTAAGGTTGCCATCTTCGTTAAATACTTTGCCCTCGTAGTTGTTAAACCTATCCGCAAGTTCGTCAACCAAAGAAAACTCATTGCTTACCTCTTCAAGTATTTCATTGACTTGTTTCAATGCCTTGACTCTGTCGGGGATACTAAGGACAACCTTTCTTGCGCTGAAGTCTTCTAAGATACCCAAGTACTTCTCCAATTGATTCAAAGGAATAAGTGTTGGGTTGATTGATAGCAATTGATTTAATGGCTCAAATAGGTCTTGAGAAATACCAATCTTGGTCTTAATGTTTTTCTTGGCCTGCTTAATTTGACTTAAAGCAGTACCCATCTTTCCAACGTAATCAGCCTTAGAGAATACCTTTGCCATGTAATCAACAAAGTTGGATACAGAGGCTTCATTCAATGGATTTATTTTTAGTGTTCTAGCAACAATACTAGCAGCTTGAGTGGCAGTAATCTTTCCAGATGCTGCCAACTCTCTAATCTCACTAGCCAAGTCCTTAGTCACGTCTCTTCCTAGCTCACGTATCCTTGAGATAATCTTTAGCTTCTCTTCTCTAGTTACGTTGGTAATGTCCTTGAGTACACCGATAACACGGCCAATTGATGCAGCTTTACGTGGTTCAACACCCATTCTAGCACGTGCTTCACGCTCCATGATTTTGCGCTGGGCATCATTGACATCCAAATCCTTATAGAAATCTCGGACCATTTTATCCAAGTTGGATACAATCTTCTTTTCAGGAATCTCTTTTGATTTCTGAGTTGCTATCAACTTATCAGCCTTATCCATTAAGGTATTGAAATCCTCTTGGATACTAGCAATATCAAGGATGTCTCTAAGCTTCTCCTGAGAGATGTTGTTTTCTGCAGCTATATTTTTAATGGCATCACGTAGTTTCATGCCACCCTGAACCAATGCCTTCAGGCCTTTAACCATCCCTTGAATAGCAGTTAGAGGAATGCCAAGCAACGCATCGTTAGCTCTTGTCTTTAATGTTTTTGAAATGCCTTTATCTATTTTGTCAAGGAAATCAAAAGCATCCTCTAGTACATCTACCTCCTTGCCTTGCTCTTGTTTAGTGGCTAAGAGGTTATCAAATACAGAAGTAATGCTAGGCGTAAGCTTAATGTCTATGCTGCTGCCCTTAATGGTTTTGTAAATATTAGTAAGCCAATCCTTCAGTTTTTCAAATACGTTTTTCAACGCATTGCTTGGTGCTTTACCTGACCTTAAATATTTCTCAAAACCTCTGGCCCACTTCTCCTCAGCACCACGGGTCCATTGATTGTTCTCAACTCCAGCCCACTTTTTAGCAGTCTCATAGTCTTTTGCGAAATCAGCATTAGTCTCAGCTAACTTCTCAAGAACCCTACGGCCAAGGTGGCCACTCATTTCATGAGTAAGTGTAGAGATATCAGCACCATCAAAAACGTAGACCGAAGCCTTGTTATCGTTAGAGAAATCAATAGCTCCTTTTATCTTGCCGCCCTCTTCTTGGAAAGCAATGATTGGATTGCTTGCATCAGCTGCTGTGATTTCTGTTTTAATCCAAGCCTTACCATTGTTATCTCTTACTACCTCAGCATCAGGTCGCATCTTGCGAATCATCTCACCAAGCTCTCCGTACTTGCTGACTATAGTAGATTGGGTCTCACTAAGCTGGTCCTCAAAATCATCTTCATTTACATTGCTCTCATATTCTGAAGGCTGACCAAGATTTTCTGTAGCCCTTCTTTCGTCAATCGTGTAGATAGTATCACCATCTTCATAAATCTCCTCTGCCCAAGATGCCAAGTCTTGGGGGGTCATGTAGTCGTAATCTTTTTCTACCCTATCTCTTACATCGAACTTTATTATTTTATTCCAAGAAACAGTCTCCTCTTCAGGGTTATTTTCAAAGTATGAGTTTAATTCATCTTTAATAGTATCAGACATATACTCGTCTGCTTCATATTCATACTCTTCAGCTTCTTGTCTTGTTATTGCATTTATATCACTTACTTGACGCTCTAAATCGTATTCTAATTCATTCATACGGTTATCGACCTCATCTCTTCTTAGGTCATCAATATCGTATATTGAAACAGAATCTCTAGCAGCAACAGTTATGTAGTCACCACCTGATTCTACAACAATCATTCGAGTTCCACCGTAATCAATCAAGTCTCCGGGCTCAAGATAGTTATCATCACCACGAATAATTTCGTAAGGAGGAGTGCCTTTGTCACTTACGTATCCTTCAATTACAGCAATAGTATATGGTGTAGGGAACCAAAGTTCAGTAGCTCCTTTATCTGCAGCGTGTTTAAGAGACTCTCTGAATAGCCTTAGCTCGTGAACCTTCTGTGAGGCCACGAACTGACTAAGCATTAAGTTGCCAGCCTCTGACTTTTTAACTTCATCTATTCTTTTTGCTATGTATTTGTACTCTTCTTTCTTTAGTTCCTTTCGCTTTACTTCATACTCATCTCGAAGTTCGCTATATCTTGTAGCAACATCACTGTAAGGAATAGCCTGTCTAGCCAATAGTCTAGCAGCCTCAATAACTATTTTGTTCTCTGCGTTCTCAATAACATCGTATCCAATAGGAGGGGTAGTGTATCCATCAATACGCTCTAATACAAGTAATTCTCCTTCTGAGTCAAATGAACCAACAGCTTTTTTATTACCATTCTCATCAAGTACAAACTTTGTCTCAATGTTAAACTCCTTCTTAAAAAGCTCACGTGTTTCTTTATCAAGCTTGCTTCTAAAGTTTTTATTCATGTATTCATCTATCTCCTCTTGAGGGATTTTTGATGCGTACAAATCATTGGCCTTATTCTTTTGGAAGTAGTCGCTTTGTAGTTCTGCTAAGGTGTATACCCCAGTATTTCTATTAAACCAATTACGAATGTGTCCGAACAATCCTACATTTATATTTCTTTCAGAAACAGAATTTCTATCATTGACCCATCTCTGTACATCAGCAAGAGGTCCTGCTGTGCCCACGTACTGAGCCATTTCATTTTGCTCAACACCGGCCGGCATATTAGCATCAATCGCTACATACTGCTCAGTGTTTGGTACCTGACGAATATTCCAAGTAGTAATTTGAATAGCTCTATTGTTAAAGTCACCACGGAAGTGACCAAACTGACCATGGTCAATAGGGCTATTGAATATAATGGTCTGAGCTGTCCCATAGTTTTGCTCATCACCAAGATTATCCATACCATAAGAAGCGTATGTGTTTGTATCAATACGCTCGAGCTTCATTAGCTGAGTCTCAACATCATCCTTGAAGTCATCAAAAGATATTCTCTTCTGGCCTTGGTACTTGTCGTAGGAGAGGACAGTATTTATAATGTCCTTTTCAATTTGCTTGCCACGAGACTTCATTAGGTCGCTCACAGCTTGAGGAGCTACCATATTGCCTTTCATCTTCTGAAACTCAGGAAGCTCAAACACAGCTAAAGTAACTCTGGTAACAGGAAGCTGAGGCAGCTCAGTGCTTTGGAATAGAGCACCACCCTTTTGTCTGATGGCATCAATATCTCCCTCCTTTACGTCTTCAAAAAAGGTTTCGTAAAAGTTATCCTTGCCTGATGTCTCTTGCCAAACTCTAGCCATAGCGTCTGTCAATGCCATCTGGGCATCAATCTCCTGCTCGGTTATTGTTTGCTTCCCTGTTTCTGCGGAGCGGAGGAGTCCTGCATTTGCGATTCTTTGGATGGAGCTTTTGACTTGTTCTCTTTTTGAAGAGACTCGTGCAGGTCCTTTAGGTTCTGCTGGCTTAGTTGTGGCTTTGGTCTTGGGTTGAACAGTCCGTAGTTCGGGCTGTACCCGCTCAGTCGGTATAGCTTCATTTGTATCTTGTTTAGTTGTTTGTAATGGTGTTACTTCTTCTTTAGTAGGAACAGGAGACACAGCTGGAGATACAGCAGGATTAATTTCATCAATATTCCGCTGCATAAATGCAACTACATCCCTATGTAAGTTAAACTTATTTTGAGCTTCATCTATTAAACTTTCAATAGTATTCTCTTTAGTCTTAACTCTTGATAATAATTCTTTTGCTTTATTTATTCTATCATCAATGGAAGCATCTTCCTCTATTAAAACAGGGATTAGTTTTTCGCCTCTTTCTTTAGCAACAGTAGCTCTATTCCTTCCCTCTTGATTAAACCTTCCGCCTTCTGAATAGCTTAAAGACGGCATATCTATTTTATCTCCTTTTTCTATACCTTCATTAATCTTGGCCTTAGATAAGTCTAATATACCTTCATCTTTATTTGTTTTAAATCCTTCTCTAACTCTCTTTAGGTATTCATCAGGACTCATCATCTCTATCCTTGACTTTTTACCTTTATAAAAAAATTGATACCCCCGTGCCCCCCCAATTTCGTCTGCAAGAATATCTGTTTGACTTGTTGAAGATGCCTTCTCTTTTGAGAACATTCCATCATAAGACACAAAATCAGGATTATCAAGTCCCTTATCTTTATCTATTGGATTTACTTCTTCTTGGGCACCCGCTTCGGCAGTGACTTGAGGTTCTGCTTGGGGTTCTCCTTGCGCCACTTCTTGGCTAACTCCGGTTCCTGACTGAACAGGTACTTGACCTGCTGCTTGCTCTTGAATGGCATCTTGTTTTATAGTTTTAGGTTTACCAATAATTTTATAAGTAGTAGGCTGATATGGGTCATCAGGCTCTACTTCTTCTATTTGAAAATCAATCTTCTTGTATGAATTTGCAAGGTTACCAATGATACCCTGAGCTTGCTGCTCAGTGAGTGCATCATCAGCATATTCTAAATCACCCTTAGGGGATTCAATAAAGTTATAGTTAGCGCTACCATAGGAAAGTACTCTAGGCTTAGTCTCCTCAAGAACTTTTACAGTCTCTCTTAAAGATTCATTATTAGAATCAACCTGAGCTATCTTCTGCTCTACATCTTTAATTGATTTATCAATCTCCTCAATCTCCTTATTAGATGTAGCTCTAGCTCTTCTTCCTAGCAACGCTGTAAGCACACCGTTCATTATGGCGCCTACTGTACCTCCTACAGCGGAAGCCTCTCCTACACCATCTAAAAAGCTTCTGGTGGAGCCATATATAGCATCTGCTGTTATGTTCTCATAAACAGCTTGAACACCTTCAGTGATAAATTCTTCACCGCCACCAATCACTGCTCTCTTTAATACTTCAACTCCTTTATTACCAACTAAAGCATTATCCAATCTCTTGAATAAATTATTTACTGGCAACATCTCCAGAGGGAAAGTCATCACTGCATTTTGAATTGCATATCCAAGTGCCTCATTCTCTGTGGCCCCTTCTAGTTTTGCTTGTTCGTATGATGGTGCAGCTACCTGTGAAATAGTTAAAACTCCCTGAGGAGTTCCTATTCGAGACACTACGTTTTTACCATAGTTAGCAACACCCTGCATTGAAAGGCCTTTTTTACCAGCCTCCTTAGCAATAGCCCTAGCTCCTCCTGAGATTGCTCCAGTAAGTAGTATAGGAATCATTTCACCTAAAGCATTGGCAGTTTGTCCCCAAAATCCAGACTCAATATCTTTATCTGTTGGGACAAAATCATTTACTAAATTTTTCCATTCACCTGCAGCTTGGTAAAAATTAACATTAGCTGGTCCGATTGGAATGGATATATCAAGCGCAGAAGTCTCATCAACTATGCCAGTCTTTGCAGCTAGGTTTCGTGCGGCAGCTGTAGCTATTGCGGCAGTCTCTAAAACTCCAGCTGGAAACTTGACAGCTCCTTTAGTTAGAACTTTACCTATTTCTCCAACTACCTTAGGGATACTCTTACCTATAAATTCAGGGGCTCTACCCGTAGTCTTAACACCAGAGATGCCCATTGGGCCAAACATTACCTCTTCAGTATACTTTGGTTTTGTAGGCTGTTCAGGTTGAACAGATGGTATTTGTTGAGGCAAAGGCTTCCCGGGCTGATACCCGAACTTAGCCATTTCAGGAGTTGCTTCAGCTGATACGGACGAAACCGAAGAACCAAGTCCCGAAGGTAATGCCGTAGTATCTTCTTTTTTTTTTAACTCTGCTGGCATTTCAGGCTCCTGACCTGAGGCTTTTATAGGGGATACACCCATCAATACTTTATAATCTTCTATTGATTTTTTGTATCCATTTTGTACGGATAAATTATAAATATCATTTAAAGCATTTGAATTGGTAGAAAGCAATGTCTTAAATTCATCAACTGATTTCTTGTATCCATTCTGTACCGCTAGGTTGTACGAGTCTATAATAGCCTGTTCGTTCATCTTGTATGCTTGTATGTATTAATTAATATCCTGCCATAACTCCACTAGTCTTTCTACTTGTCTTAGGTAATAAACTTAGTACGGCCTCAGCTGCCATTTCTTGTTCCTCAGCAGTTCCTCCCTTAGCATAAGTTTTAATAATAAAGTCCTGCAGATTTTTAAGTGCAGCTTTATTTTTAGCTGGGTCTCCTACTTTATATCCTTCTGATTTTACTCCATTAACATCAACAAAAACATTTCCTGCTGCATTATAATCAAATTTAACTCCTGACAGTTTTGGTGAAATGAACTTGTTAAACTCATCTGTTAAGGCTTCTCCGCTTTTAAGAACATTAAGATATGGAGTTAATTTAGGATTTTGAACACTTTCAGAAACAATTGTATTTAGCTCATCTAATGGCGCCTGTTCAGCTGCTGCTGCATCAAATCCTGACGCAACGGTAGTCTCATTAAGCTGAGCCCCTTGAGGCAACAGTTTTTTTACTTCTCTAAGTACATCATCTTGGTTTAGTCCTGTTTTTCTAGTAATAGGTCCAATAAATGATTTTATAAATGTTAATGGGTCAGCAAGGGTTTTTCCATCTGCTCTAAGTTTAAAGGTCTGAAGATTTCCGTCTTCATCAGTAATACTAATTCCATCTTTTGTTTTATTAAATGGAAGACCAGTTAATCCTGTAAGAAACTTAGTTCCAGAGTCTGATTCATTAGCATTTCCTGTAGTAGCATATATCAAGTTCTGAGCTACGTTTACAGCATCTGCTTTTTTCTCTGCCCTACCAATCTCAGCTTCAGTTCTAGGTCTTCTTTCTTGAAGCTCAACCTGACCACCTGTTTTGATTTCTTGTTTTCTAGTGACCATGCTTAACAATTGCTGAGTCATATAGTCTTCAGCCTTCTTCTCTAGCTGTTCTGAGAACTTATACTCTGCTCTGCCTGTATTAGGGTCTATTACTTTAAGAATTAAGTTAGGGTCTTTAGCTGCCACATTAGGGTCCATAGTAACTTGCACGCCTAATGTATCAGCAAGCAATGATGCTTTTTGAAATGGGCTAGAAATAACAGCTCCAACAGAATCTCTAAGAGATGTATAATAATCAAATAATATTTGACCAGTAACAGGGTCGATATCTTTTCTGTTTCTAAGGTCCTCTACAGATGTAATAGTGCCTAGCTTACTTAATGTAGCTGGGTCTAATGTAGATTGAATCTCTACACCTAAGCTATCAGCTATCGGAGTCAAAGACTCCCTAACCCTAAACTTATCTATTCTTGTGTAGATAGCCCCGTCTATGTATTCCATTCCACGGGTACTACCATCCTTTAGGCCCATTACTTTTTGGCCATTAATTTCCTTCTCTTCTTTTAAACCAACATTAACCTTTCCTGTAGGGGCATCAATAAAGAATCCTGACTGTCTAAAATTACCGTATCCTTGAATTTCTTCTAAAGCTTGTATTTCTAGGATTGATGACTTGTCTGTTCTTGCTCTCTCCATTAACTCACCGTATTGAGCTTGGAATTCTTTCATGGCCTGAAAGCCTCTTGTCGTTCCGTCAACTAAATTCTGACGGGCAACCATATAATCTTTTGGCTTCAATAAACCACTCTTTAAAAGTCTTTCTTGCTGAAGCATATACTGACTTGCTTGGTCAGCGAATCTAAGCGCCTCTTCTTTTGCGCCAACGTGTTCTCCTTGAGGAGCATTTGAAAGCTGTTCGGCATACTTACGTGTAGCCTCATCAATAGCAGCTTTCTTTTCTTCCCTTAAAGCAACCTCATCACGGAGCATATCCGTCATGTTCTTGCCTATCTCAGCCCAATTGACCTGAGACTCGGCACTACGTTCAGCGTATTTGTAAAATGTTGCCATTGATTATTAACCTCTCTTCATACTAGTTATAGCAAAAGGATTTATAAATCCTTGCTCAATATTTTTTACAAATTGATTTGCTTGAGCTTTTCCTTTAGCTCCTAAGCCAAGGTTTTGTCTTATCAGCCTAAGCGTTTCTGGGTCAGCTTTATTCATAAAGTCTAAGTATTGACCTCTATCCATTCCTGCTACTTTGCTAAAATCAGTTTCGCCAATTTTACCAAACTTAGATATTTTAGATTGAATATCACCAGATGTTAAATCTTGTTGCCTCATGCCTTGTCTCTCTAGTTTTCCAATCTGTCTAGCTGAAGCTCCTTTCTCAAACAATGGAGCCTGCTCAGCCAATTGACCAGTCAGACTAGTAAGCCCCTCCATGCCCTGTGCTGTTGCTTGAGCCCCTAGTTCCTGCGCATTAGCAGCAGCAAGCTGAGCCCCTGCAACTTCTTCAAGGTCTAGCTGAACACCAATATCTCTAAGCCGTCCCTCCTCCTGAGCGCTAAGCATCTCAAGTTGTTGCAGGTCCTGACCCATTGCACTTCTTATAGCACCTTGTCCTTCGTTGGCAGCCATCTGAATACGACCAGCTGTAGCTGCCGCACCTCTCTCGCTCTCAACACCAGCTTGAAGAGCCTGAGCTCCTTGTGCAAGCATGGCTTCTCTCTGTAACTCATAAGGCTCCTTCTGTATCGCTAACTTATCGTATACGTTAACCTCAAGCTTTTGACGTGCCTCTTGCATAGCCTTATCTGCTGCCGTCTCTGCCTCTCTCATCTTTCTTCTTTGAGTTCCAGCGTTAGCAAAAGACATACCTGTTGTAACTGCTGTGGTCGCTAATCCAATCCCTGCCGCTACTGTTGTGAACATTGCCATATTATAATACTTTTATCATTTCAGATGTGTATGAGTCTCCTTTAATGTATCCAAGTTCCTCATACGTCTTTATTAAACTTTGATTCTTAATAAGTGCATACACGTACTTGCATCCAACTAATCCGCATATTTCAGTCAATCTAGAGACCAATAATTCAAGTGCGTATTTCCTTAGTTCTTTCTTGGTATAATACTTATTAGAAATAATCCAATCTACCCACCCTACTTTAGAGTTAGTAATATACATATATCCTGCGCAAATTGGAACATCACCGTCATAAACTATGATGCCACCTTTGCCATCATTAGGGAGGAAGTCCTTTTGTGGAGGCTCCCATCCCCATTGGCCCCACCATTCTACAAGGATGTCTTCGTAATCCGTTTCGCTTAACTCTCGTATTGTTAGTGCCATGCTATAACAAAGATATTAATTTTAAGGGAAACTTTTCATTACGTCTGCCTCAACAGCATAGAGCTCAATCTTATCCGTGTAAGTATTCTGCATATCAAATACGCAGTAATGACCAAGCACTCCATGAGATTCAGCAACTGAATTCTTGACGTAAAATATAAACGCATCCTGAATAGGTATAGGAGTCGTTCCTGCTATCGTGGTATCAATTGTTATCTGATTAATACTGCTAGGCAGATTTACTGTTATAGCCGTTACTCGGCCAGCCAGTACAGGCGTTCCATAGGACGGAGGAAGTGAGAAATACAAAAGGTCTCCAATGCTTATGATGCTGCCAATAGAAACGCTGATAGGGAATCTGATTACATTCCCACCAACAACCTGACTGCTTTGACCAATACCATTCACACTTCTTAGGGACAGTTCGCCTGCAGCATTGTTTCTAATGAAAGCAAAGTATGTGGCTTCTTTCTTCTCAAACCAATTCAATTGGATAAAGCCTGACACCTGTATGTCGGTCTCTAATGTAAAGGCCCATGGAGCATCTCCCTGTATGTCTATCGTTTTGAATACCTTATTCTCTAGTACAGAAGTGTTAAACACACTCTTCATTCTAGTTGGAGTAAAGTCTGCATTTGGTGTACCATTCTTGGCCTGCCAAGGAGTGTAGAACGTGTTCCTTTCCTCGTTGGTATTGTGCCTGTATAAATCCCCGCCCTTAAACGTATAGAAATAATTGTTCATCCCTATCATCCAGTCAGGATAATAAGAATAGAAGGAGACCCATCCGGGCCCCGCTTCGCTGTATGTCAGTGTATAGTTTGCCATAATTATTAAGGACAAGTTCCAAATTGAATAATCACTCCATTAGAATCCACTCGATACCAATTGTTAGCACCCGCAGCTGTTGTCTTGTAGTAGCCCGTGCTTAGTTTAAACTGACCATTAACATCACTGAATACTAGGTCATATAAACCAAGTACTCCAGCGGCACCATTTACATGAGCCACATAGAATGTCTGGTCAATAGCGTTAACACAAGCAGTTGAGCTGTCAAAATTATTAAGACTAGATGCAAATGATGTTAAAGGAGCTGCACATAGAATTTCTATATTGAATTCAGTTGTTGAACAAATTCCAATAAGACTAAGATTCATTATGGATGGACTAGCTGTAGGCTTTGGTATTACCATTACGCATAGGCCCGGAGCTGATGCATTAGTTTGCATTTGCCCAGACAATACAGTTACAGATGTTTCTGTTCCTAATGAAGCAAAAGTAGTTCCATTATACTCAAACTCATCAACATTAGAATAAGGAGAGTTCGCCACTATATTACAATCAAGAGCTGTTTCACCAACAAAAGTATGTAATCCTGCAGTGCCTTGACGCCATCCAAATGAAGGTGATGACAACCCATTATAGTTCACGCTATTATACGTGGCTAATATACCATCAGGAACTCCTTGAGGATTAAATTTAACAATTATCGCTCCAGTGTTTGTGCTTACATTTGTCTCAATATAGTACACACCTTGACCTCCACTACCAGTTATTGAGCCACCACATGGGATTGGAACCAGACAAGTACCAAACAAAACAATCGCTCCATTTGCATCTACCTGATACCATTCATTAGCCCCTGCATCACTGGTCTTATAAAACCCTGCTGATAACTTTGATTGCCCATTGGCATCACTAAATACCAAATCGTATAAGCCAAGAACACCACCAGCCCCATTCACATGAGCTACATAATACGTTTGGTCTATAGCATCAGCGCAAGCCAATTCACTATTAGCATTCACTGTGCTTGAATCAAATGATGGCAACGAAGCTGGACAAGCTACTGAAATACTGAACTCTGTTCCAGAGCATGGTCCAATAAAAGTAAGGTTCAATATAGATGGGCTTGCTGCTATTTTTGGGATTACCATCAATGTATTTCCCGGTGCCAACGCTGTCAAGTCCATTTGTCCTGCCAATATACTTACAGATGTATCTGTACCTAGAGCGGCAAAATCTGTCCCATCGTACTGGAATTCATCCAAAGTATATGGAGAGCCTGCTACTATACCACAATCAGCAGAAGCTAATCCAATATAAGTAGGTAGCCCTGCTGTACCCTGAAGCCAGCCGTATACAGGTGAAGACACACCATTGTATACAACGGTATTGTAAACCGCCTTAATGCCATCTGGTATGTTCAGAGGATTAAATCTAATAACAACAGCGCCTATAGCCGAGCCTAAGTCCGTGTTAAGGTAATAGATACCTTGAACACCATCTGCAGATATAGTTTCCCCACAAGGGATAGAACAAGAAGGACAGGTTTGCTGAGGCAGAAGTACGCAGTCAACTAACTCCCTTGATATGATACCATCTGAGTAGAATCCATTTGGAGCACATACCGTTAAAGCTGCGTTTGTGAACACAGCTGTAGCGGAGCCTAGTGATGGAGCGTTTAAATAATACGTTGAGCTTGTGGCCATTTTATTTTTTGGTTTAACTTACTTCGCATCCGCAGCAAACATCAATTACAGTCGTGCTAGAGTAGCACAATGTTACAGGAGTAGAATCTCTTAAATCCCAAACAAGATACAAGTAATCCTGCAAAGCAGGCACTGTAAATTCCGCATAATTAATATTACCACCTCCTTGATTTGGTGTAGCTGTACTCGCTAATCCTAGCAACGTAGTTATGTTTGCAGGAGTATTGGTGTACAAGGTATTTGACATCAAGTATTTGAACTTGTCTGTAGCAGGGTTGAACACAAAAGTATCTGTAGATAATTTGTTACAGATAATTCTCAATGTACTTCCAGCAGGAGCGAATGCTCCAGAGCCAACAGGTCCTGTCAATGCACTGTATCTTGATACCAAGGGATTCTCGACAGACGATGAGAACGTGGTAAGAACAGATTGCAATGGCGATGTAAATGCGCCATTGGTATATCTATACTCGGTATGTATACTCTGCCCTGCTTCGAAATCATTTGTTACAACAATTTGAACAATTGTGACACTCTCAGCTACCGTACACCCAGCAATTACAGAAAGGACTATGTCTCCTGTGTACTCAATAGTTATCGTTGCACTCTCAACGGATATGTTATCCTTAGGGAATGAAAGCGTACCGCTGGTAGTTTCAGAACCTGTAGTAAATGTGTTACCATCATACACTACAGTTATCTCAAATGTAGCTCCGACACTAATTGTCTGAACGGTATAGTCGATATCTGATGTACCTACAGGAGCCCCCAAATCTACACAATACTCAAATGTTTTAGTTTGAGCTGGCAATGTGCTTAAAGTAAACGTCTGCAATACACCACAAGCCAAGCACTCTGGGTTCAAAGGAATATCAGTTTCATTACTAGAAAGAACGTACTCATTCATGTATGGGTCAAACCCTCCAAGCTTCTGAGTAGAGTATGAGGCATTAAACTCATCTCTAAACCAAGTACGCATACCAAGCTCAGAGATGACAGCCAATTGGTCATTGCCTGTAGAATTACCTACCAACTGAATGACAGCTCCTCTCTTTACATCAGTAAAGAATCTATTGAAGCCCCACTGTACGTAACTCTCAGGGTTGAAGCTGATGCCATACTTCTCCGTTCTTGCAATTTGATTACCTAGCACCTCAGGTACAGATGCAATAACACCGCCACCTGTAGAGTCTGAGATAATGTTTTTGCTTGACAATACATAAGATATCTTGTCTTCTTGAAGAACAAGAATGTCTGTCTCTCTACCATCTAGGATGTAGATATCTCCAAATGATGGCTCCAGAACTTTAAAGTTAAGTAAGCCAAGGTTAAACTCGTTGAGCTTATTTACATTTGACTCAGCGCTATAAACACCGCTGTAAGTAATATCCGCAAATCTATCAGCTTCTCTGTAGTCCTGAGCAGAAACGGTAGTTACTCTGTTACCAAAGTTAAAGAAGTTGCCAACCAAAGAATCTCTAATCTTATAGCTTTCCGCACCATTACCAAACGAGAAACAGTTAAAGAACTTAGTATCTACAATTGCAGGTGTGGACGTAGCAATATTTTGATTTTGAATATTGCCCTGATGGTTTCCATTTACAATAGGAAATGACATCTCATTCTCAAAGAATACGTCAGGCAAAGCCTCTGATGGCTCAGTTTCAAATATTATTATTTTATCAGAACGAAATACTGTAATTGTTACTTCTACGTTTGAATCTCTTCCTCTTGGATTAGTTATCCCTGTACAAGAAACAGTTCCTGTAACCATCAACTGAAGTTGATTTGTTACAAGGTTTCTATGAAACTTATAATAGTTAGTGCAAGTAGCTGTAGAAATGGTTGGAGGAGTAACATCAGTATATCCCTGAAACACATTCTGAATCTCGCAAGCATTTCCTCCAACTACCTTAATGCCGTCATTCAGAAATTGTTCAATGTTTTCACCAACAAACCAATCATACATATTGTCGTATGAGTTTGCTGAGATAAAAGTTTTTTCAAGCGTGTTTCTTCTCTCCTCACAAGCATTGCCGACACCGCCTCTGAATTGCTTTATTGACATCACAATTCTGCTTCCTGAAGGAACATCGTAGTCATCCCAGTCTGTGCCATTAAACACATTCATTGGATAGAACAAAATAGGGTAGTCCCCTCCATTTTTTTCTTTTACGAATACTTTTCCGGGAGCAATAATCGCATTCTCATCTTTAATAATATTAAAGCTGTTCGGATTAATCTTCACATATACACCAGCTGGAACAGGGATAAAAACTGCAGGGTCATCTTCAGTTGGTATCTCTAGAAACCCTGTAGGCTGAGAAGATTTCTCTAACACAGTTGCGTACACGCAATTATTAGTTGGTCCCTCAGAGTCAGCTTTAACTATAAATCTATCTCCTACCTCAACCTTTCTAGAATTCTCTCCTTCTAACAAGAAGTAAGCGTTATTACTATCAGGGTCTTGGAAGAATATGCTGCAGTAAATCACCTCATAATTTTCCTCACTAGGCTTAATAACAAACTTGTATCTGGTAGCCCAAGCAGGAGGAAGTTGTGTTGATGGTATAGTTACCTGTATAGAGTTCTTTGAAGAAGATAATCCACAAGGAATATGAATGGTATTGTTAGGGCTGACAATTGCTGTCGTAGACCTGTTGAATTCATCCATGTAAACAATAGCAACCTCATAGTCTCTATTGCTATGAAGACTTTGAGTATTTCCTATCTCTTGAAAGCTTGCCTGAGAAAAAGATATAGAGTAGTATTCGTAAGCCTCTTGAGTAGGCGTGACAAGATTGTCCACATATTTCATTGCGGGAATCTGCAATCCTATCTGATTACTAGCAGGAGATGTTAATATCCCTATTGGCTGATTGATTGAGCTAATGCCACTTGAACTCTTAAATAAAGGGACCAAGTTATTTGGCAATTCGCAATTAAATTGGTCCGTAAAAGTTATCCCATTACAAGCATTCGCAACTGGAGCTATATTTGAAGTTGTCCCTATTGCATCTTGAAACTCTATACTAGAAGCCAACTCATACACTGACGTGTAGTTTTTGGATAAGAAAAATGCAAAGTTAAGTCTTATGTTTTCTGTAGTCTGAGTTGGGAAAGGTAAATCTCCTGACCAATCCTCATGCTCTAAAGTAATATCTAAATTTATAGCGGCCCCCTCAACTAAATCTCTTCCGTCTAAGTCAATGTATACAACAGAGTTGGGTACATTTAAAGGTCCGTCAATAGAATAGTTTCCTGACTGAGTATTTGTATCTACGGTTGTTACTCCAATTTCCTCAGAAACCAAATCAGTAGAATACTCAATCATTAATGGAGCCCCATTTACATCAATCAAGTTATACCCCTCTACGTAGTTACCGTACATTAAACGGTTACCCATAATAGTTTGAGCCTTAGCAAATCGAGGAACGTTGTCATAAAGCCTCAATAACTCAGACTCAGATAGGATTGTAAATATCTTGTTATTTGTAAATGTGTACTCATAATCTGTGTTATCAAGCAACCCTAGATTAGTCTTGTCAAGCTTCTCAATAACACGGATAATATTTGCGTCAGCCTTCTTGAATAGCAAGTCAATGCCAACTACTAATGGACCTCCTGAGTTGTATGTGATGATTGCTGAGTTGCACAGGTTGACCATGCCTTCGTTCAAGTAGCTATCAACACTAAAGTTGAATGCTTTAGGAACAAATGCTGGAGCAGACCACTGAGATGTGGCACTGTACTCACCATCTTCATATTTATACCTGTAAGCAAAGCAAATAAATCTAGTCTCAAGATAATTCTCCTGACCATTATTTACTGTAGGCTGAACTGCTGGAGCTTCTACTGGTGGCTTTTTAATTACCAACAAAGACTCAGCACTAACCTCATCAATGTTTGTGATTGGGTTAGGATAGTTCTTTTGAACATTTATAACTCTAGGCGGATTGTAGTCATCTGTAAAAAACAGAAGCTTATTATCCAAGATGTCTACCCCTGTGATAAGGTAGTTGGAGTTAAAATTCAAAGTGGTATTTACGTTACCACCATCATTAATTGAAATGACGTGATAGGTCAATATGTTTGTGCTAACATTAAACGACACTATCAAGTCTAGCTTGCCTGTGGCTCCAATAGGAAAGTTGGGGTCGTGGACAAACCAATAAATAGTTTCGGTAAAGCTATTCTCAATAGCTCCAATACATTTTGCAGAAGCACTTAAAGGAGTCCCATCAATATAGCTCAATGAAGTCAAAGGAGTATTGCCTTTGGTGTTTTCAATTACACCAATCTCAGAGTTCTCAGTAGAACCCATCCGTATATTCATGGCATCAATATATTCTCCGTCAGGGACAACTCTTTGGTCATAGACCTTATTCATTCTCCCTGCTGTGAAGTTCCTGCTAAACTTTGCCATCTTATTTAATTTGCTTGTCTAATCCTCTCAAATTCATTAAGAGTCTACCCGGATGAATATTACTGATTCTAATCTTAGCGTTTCTCAGTAAGGCTGATTTCTCCTTACGAGCACGAGCAACAATATATTCTTGAACTCCTAATTTGCTGCTCAATATTTCATACTGAATATAGGCATAAACGTACTTTTCAAATAATTTATTTACCGTAATCTTTGAGTTATCTCCCTGCTCCATGCCATCAGACACGTACTCAACAATACATGATTGACCAGCCATTGGTGAATCAAAGTTGATTACACCAGCTTTTCTATCAATGTTAAAGGTAGGGTTGAAGTTAGCCGTCTCAGTATTTAAACCATAAGCGGCACCAATGTTCCCTTCAAAATACCACATCCCATCATAGTTCCACCCTTCGTTACCATCAAATTGATTGTCCTTATTGAGGTATATACTTTTCTTGATACTTGTGATGTTGTCTAAATCAATCTGAGAATACTCAGGAGACAATGCGTTTCCATTTTCATCAAATAAAATCCTGTATTGATTGTCCTGAAGATATGCTTTAGATGATAAGGTCTGAATGTTTTCAGACAATGGTCTCAACCACCCGTCCTTGTAAAGAGATATTCTCACCCAGTTGACATAGTCAGAAGGCAAGATGTACTTTAAGTTATCAGAGACGGTAAGCTCCAAAACTTTTATCTCCTTAAAAGCATCGTAGTTCAACTCTTGAATAGCCCTCTTTGCGTGGAACAGTATTCTGTATCGCTCCTCATTATTCACCAATGAGTGGTTGCCAGAGTACATCAACAAGAAGTTATTGACAATATCCTGAAGGCTCACATACTGATAAGAGCCCCAATTGGCATCCTCAGGAACAACGCCACCATTTTCGTAATACTGATATTGACTGATGTATGCCATGATTATTGTGATTGTTTTTGTTCTTCATTACCACCAAACTGTACTGCCTCAATCTCACGTATAGACATCCCTGCATACTGAAGAATCTTTGAGACAAGTTTTATCTCGTCTTCCAATGGAACTTCAAAGTCTTGGTAGTCAAGTTGAGATTGATTAAACACTGGCTCACCATTTGCCAAAGTAACATACGTCCACTTCGGGTCTTTTGGATACCTAAAGTAATTTGCATCAACCTCGTTTGGTAAATTAATACTAGCAGGATAAACTGTAAGGGATGAGCCCTCTTGTGTGTAAGCAGGATATAGTTCGGTAGGAGCTGTAAGGTTTGAGTTTACAAGCATTGTAATTTTTGAATGAGTAACCTTCTCTGCTTCACCTTTGAATACTCTAGTTGGACCAGATGCATCGTAACAAAGAACCTTGTTAATCATGAAGTAATCAAATCCTGTAGTAGTCGCAGATGGAAGAAAGAATCTATTTGAAGCTGGAGTCACCTGAGTAAGAGTAGATGTAACTATGAATGTTTCAACTGCTTCCTCTACTGCTTTACGTAAGTCGGCATAATCAGTTCCTGACATCCGAGCATTCTCCATGTTTATTATCTTATTGTACTCAGAAAAGTACTCTTCAAATACTTCCATCTGAGCCTGCTTGGCAAACAAGTTAAAGTCTGACGGAGATATGTACCCGTAGTTGTTCTTGTTCAAAACGGATAGTACCGTATTTCTAACAGAGTTTATCATTTTTTCGCCTTTTTACAAATATACATAAAAAAAAGAGGGCACAAAAAATGCCCTCATTTCCAAGTATCAGCAAATCATTTTAACTATTTATGCCAATATAGCATCTAACATTCTCAGTGAATCAATACCTTCGTCACTCTGTAAGAATCCACCTGCAATTTCATAGGGGTCCTCACCATAAGGGATTGACATTATCTTCTTTTTGTTAGTCGCTGTATTAAACCAAATCTCTTTATCATTGTTTCTCAAAATCAATAACTTGTTTTCGAAGAACATTCTGATTTTAGCTTGAAACTTTAATTCAGGGTCATTCAATATATTCAAAAACTCTCTAGGGTCTGTCTTGGCAAATACCAAGATGTCACGCTTCAATTCAGCTGTGGACACAGTCGATGGGTCCTTGCCAAACATTACTCTAGTAAGAGTTTCAATCTGTTCGATAGTCAATTGACGAGCTTCTACTAATGCCTCTACCTCTAGGTTCAAATCATTGACCTCATCAGCTGCTTCTTTCTCCTTGTCTACTTCAGTAAATATAATTCCATTTAATGGATGGTAGTGTAGGAACTGTTGTAGTACAGGGTTTTGCTTTGGGACTCTTAGGAATCCATCTTCAAAGATAATAGGCTCAATGATTGCATTGCCATCTTGTTCGTCTTCAAATGGAGACTTCTGATTTGTTGCATATCTAAGAGCTCGATTGACATTGTTCTTCTCATCAAACCACATAAGAGGGAATCTAGGGTGGTTTCTTGATGCTAGTGTGTAGGAAAGTGGATTCCCAATTTTAAGTTTGTAGACCTTGTCTACAGGTGTAACCTTAGCCATTTGTTGTTAGATTTAATTTGATTTAAAATTTAAAATAGAGAGAGCCAAAGCGACTCCCTCAGTTAATTCTTACTTCTTTGCTTTAAGCTTATTAACTAATTGCTTAGCGGCAGCCTTACTCTCACTACGAGCTATGTTTCCTTTTGATGTAACTTTTCCAGTTGAATCTCTCATAGTATAGTTATAAGTCTGTTCATCTGGCTTGTTCATGTTTGTGGTATCAATTGACATTCTATATCCCTTTTTACCAACTGGAACATCCATTAATGGCGCTCTCTTATTAATAGTACTAGGCTTCTTTGCTGGTTCGTCAACAATTCTAGAGGCTTTTACTGTAACCTGAGGCAGTGTTTTTGGTCCCGGTCCTTTTTTCTTTGGTACTGGGTCTCCTCCCTTTTTCTTAATAGCCATGATGTTTTTTATTTAAAGGTTAAAAGAGGGGCCAATCGGCCCCTCTGTTTATTTATCATCCGTATCTGAACAATACGAAGTTGTTTGCACCCAAGGTACATACACAACGCTCAGATAGGAAGTTGACCTCCATTGCATCAAGGTCGCTGGTAGCAGCACCACCGGCAGAACCTGTAATCCAAGTCTTGTAACGTCTGTCTTCAGCTTCAGAAGCTCTGTAACGTACGTGCAAGAATGGACGCTTAGCGTTCTTACCCATGATTTGGTCATACACTGAAGTAGAACCTGCAGGAACCATCAAACCTGTGATAGTACCAGTTGCAGTAGCTGCAGTAGTATTTAGACCTCCACGCATAGTTGGGTCATTCAAGTACTTCCAGTCAGACTTGTAGAAGTCATAACCTCTACGGAAGCCAGTGAATCCAAGGTTCAACGCCATGTCAACATCGTTGTCAAATAGACCATAAGATGCAGCACCTGCAGCGTTAACTCCATTGTATCCGTTCAAGGTAGCCAACATATTGTCAATGTCGAAGCTAAGGCCACGATTAACGAACACTACGTTCTCTTCGATAGCTCCCTGCTTGTCAAGTCGAGATACGATAGAATCCCAATCAGAAAGAGAGGTTGGAGTACCACCGCCCCATACGTTTCCTCTGTTGTTTACAACATAGAAGATACCTTCAGAACCCATCATTCCAGCAGTCTTGGCTCCAGAACCAGTAGCGGCAGGAACTGCTTCAATCATTGCAGTCTCAAGATAATCTTCGAAACGTAGACGAGTCTCGTGCTCAGACTTCAAATACCAAAGGTATCCAGTTGCACCATTCTCGGTAGTTACTTCTACCCATCCAATCTGAGCCATGTCAGAACCGTTAACCGCATACTTATCTTTGATGATAATAGGGTTGTTAGAGAAGATTTCATCTTCAGATTCCAAAGAACCAACCATTCCGTTAGTACCTTTCTTGAATTCAGAACCGTAAATAAATACAGTACACTGAGTAGAAACTGCGAACGCCTGTCCAGCTGCCTCATAGAAAGCTACAGTGAAAGTAGTTGCAGAAGGTACAGCAGTTACGATTGCTTTGTTGAATACACCTGAAGCGTTATTCTGAATCATCAAAGTCTGACCTACACGGATTGCGATGTAAGTAACACCACTGTCAGCTACAGTAAAGGTTGCAGTGTTTGCACCAAGAGCTGCGGCTGAAGTTACGTCAGTGTACTTAATGTGTAGACGTCCTTGTTCTGCCCACTTAATTTGGTCAGAGTTAGAAGGCATCTCAGCTCCTACCATTCTAAGGAAAGAAGCGATGGTTCTATTACCATAACGCTCAAATTCTTTCTCATAAGTATCAGGAAGATACTGGTTCAAGAAGTTGAAGTTGGTAATGTAGTTTGTTTGCAAAGCTACCTGTTCTGCAGAAGGCTGCAGCTGATAGGTAGGGTTGTTTAATAATGCACTTGCCATTGTTTTTTAGTTTTTAGTTTTTACATTTTTTTTGCGCTGCGGATTCTCAGGTTTTTACCTGAGTCAGGGTTTACCGCCCTCACCTGCATTCCTCCTGTTGGCTGCCCTATTTCAGGAGCTCTACGCTCCGTCATATTAATGTTCTTGATTTTACGAGTAACATCGTCAGTAGCATCTGACATACCTTGCTCATAAAAAAACTTGGCAAACTTCTCAGGATTCATTGCCATGGCTAATGACCTGTGGTATCCCGATGCGTCTTTAATCATGCCGTTTTCATCCAAGAACTTATTGATAAAGTTCTGAGGAGTAGCCTGCATTCTTTTCAACTCATTGGCATCACCCGGAGCAAACGAAATCCTCTTGTCGTTAATGTTAAACTCAAATCCTTTGAAGTCTTTACTAAAGACCTCATCTGTCTTTTGGTCAAACCATTTACGCTTTCGATTAGTCTCCTCCTCTATAGTTTTCGCCTCACTAATATATTGTTTGTAGCTATCATACAACTCCTTCTCTTCATCGGAAACAAAGCCCATACTTGACTCAAGCGGGACTTTATATTTTTCCTTCTGATTGTTGAAGTATTTCTTAGCCTCAGCAATAATTTTTTTCCTAGCTATCTTAGCTTTCTTAACAGTAGACTCATCATCCAAATCTTCATCGAATGAATAGTCATCCATTAAAGCCTCAATATCCTCACTGTCTAATCCTTCTTGAGTAGATGTGAGATAGTTTCTTAGTAGCTCTTCTGAATCCATTGAATCGAAATCCTTATTCAATTGCAAGAAATCCTCGAAGCCTCTCCCTGTTTCTTTTTTATACTTTAAATAAGCAGCCACATCTTCAGGCAATGGCTCTGAGTCTTTACGCTCAGCAACCAAATCATCCAATGAGTTAATCTGCTTATTGTACCTTTTACCAATATATGAAAGAACGTCTTCGTCTTTAAAGTTAAACTCTACAGGCTCAGACTCTTCAATAGAGCCTTCACTACTTTCTACTAATGACTGCTCGTGTTTTTCAATCAACTCGTTTTCTACCTCTTGAACACTCTTCGGTTCAATGACGTCTAGTGACCTTACTTTGATTTCCATTTTATTAGATTTTATTTGTACAAACTTAATTAATTATTTTAACATTTTATCGAGGTTCAAATTCAGCCAAATCAAAACCATCTAAGCTGTCTTCATTTGATTCGAAACTCAAAGGAGGAAGGTTGTTCTTTCTTTGATTAATTAATTTAGATTGCTCGGTATTCTGCTGGCTAATTCTTTTAGCCTTGGCATCCTCCTTCATTTTTTCTCTGTCAGTCAGGCTTGTAACGTCCATACTTCTAAGCTGAAGATTGTACTCAAACTCTTCTCTCATCAGCTGAGATTTAAGCATAGCCTCACTCTTGCCCTTCTCAATATCAAAAGCTATCTCAGCTTGCTTCAACTGCATCTTTGCTTGAGTCTCAAGCTGTATCTTCTGCATAGCAGTCTCTGATGCCAATTGCTGGGCCTGCATCTGCTGCTGAGCAACCATAGCCTGCTGTTGCATCTGCATCTTCTCCTCTCGCTCCTGCTTCTTTACTCTCTTTAGTTTAAGTAACTGATTGGCAAGCTTCAGATTCTTTAGCTCTCTAATGTCAATAGCATCCTCAAGGTTAATGTCTCCTTTAGACAAAGCCATTTGAATGTTTGCTTCAAGCTGAGCTCTTTGCTCTTCATCAGGAGAAACCTCAATAAAGATACCAAAGTCGTAAATGTATAGGTCTTTAATCTCATTTAGGATAGAGACATTATACTTACCTATTTGATTGGCAAATTCGTCAGCAAAGTCAGAGTACTCTAATATGTCAGCAACTCTATATGTCAGTGCCTCTGACAAGGACCTGTAAAGGTACAAGCTGCCATCAAGTATGTGACGTGTAGCTGTGTTAGAGTTAAGTGCTGCTAGTTTCTGTAGACCAACTAAAGAGTTAGGGTCAGGCATAGAGCCGTCTCTAGCTTCGTTAAGACCGGTGACAGACCTAATCATGTCAATATAGTGATTCATATTGGTGATTAGCATCTGAGTCTTGCCAGCTCCTGAATTGGAGCTAAGCTGTTGAATAGGGACCCTAGCATTGTTAAAGTCTCCATCCTGAGTATAGCTACGTCCAATAACACTACCTGTCTGGAAGTATAGCCTCAATGCGTCCTCAGGATTGTAAGCGTTGCCTGTACCCAAGTCAATCTCATTAAGACCATCGGCATCAATGAATACACCATCAGGGACTGTACGTGCAATGACCTGCTGCAGCTTTAAGTGGGTGATTTGAATCAAGTCAGCAAATGGAATCATCCTTCTGCACAAAGACTCAATTACTCCCTTATACATACGAGGAGCACAAGCCACATAGTTTGGTAATGCGTGTTGCGATGCTGACTTTGGACGAACCATATTCTCAGACATCTTCCATTGCAAAAGAATGTTGGTACCCATAACCATGATACCTTCGTACCATACGTCAATAGTCTTCTCAATCTTTTCAAAGTTGCCCTCCTCCATCATTTCTGTTGGCGGGTTAAAGTTCTCATCCTTCTCAATTACTCTAGAGCCACCACCTTCAAGATTCTTTTTCTTGTAAACAATCTTCTTGGTGGTCTTATAATTAAAGTAAAGCAACGTGCAAGTGTCCCTGTAGAACAAACTGTTCTCATAGAACTGAGCTACATTGTAATAGTCATACCAAGATTGGCTGTACTGAGTAATCTCTTGTAGGTCTTCTTTTGTGAGCGATTGGTCAATCTTCATTAACTCAGATATTGGAAGAGTTTTAATTTCTCCCCAATAAAAACAGTCCTTAAAGAATGGGTCCTCGGTGTAGCTATAAATAATATTGGCAGGGTCTACGTAAGAAATCTTTACGCCTTCGCCCTGAAGGAACTCATGCTTAGCGACACCTATACCAATTACAGTTAAATCATAGTTCAATCTTTTTCTGATATCATCGTAATGATTCTCATCAAAGATAGTGTTGACAGCTTCCTCTTCAGCTATTTCAATTGCAGGCTTATAATTAAGCTGCATATATAGTGATAGCTCCTCATCAGTTTGAGGGAGCTCATCTGGATTCATAACAAAAGGATTCGCTCCAGTTTCTTCCTGAATAATCTCAAGTACAGGTTTTGCCACCATCTGGCTTTCAATCATGTCCTGATACTTACTACGCTTTGCCTGAGACATTGCATCCTGAGCATATGCCTTAACCTTAAATAGTCGGTCAGACATACCGTTAACAACAATGTCAATAAACTTAGGGAGAATAGGAACTGGAGTCCAGTCTAGGTTTAAGTAAGACAAGTCTCCGTCAATAGCTAATTCATTTTTATATTTACCTATAGGCTGCTCTCCACGAGCATATAGTCTTAATCTTCTGAAGCCTTGCCATTGTCCATAGTATCTACAAGAGTTTCCATCTTTTCTAAACCATTCATATTGTATAGCCTGACCAACTTGTAGACCAAAGGTGTCGGATTCTTTTTCAGCATCCGTGGCCAATTGGCTAGGAAACGATACCGAATTAATTTGGATTGTTATATTCTTCATTTGTCCAATTGACTTATTGTCCCTTCGTTCTTATATTTAGCGAAGTTAATAATTAATTTCGATTCTTTTTTTTCAGGCACGTACAGGTGCTTCTGATTCGCCATTATCGCAAGCCCTGAGCTGATACAAGCATCGAACTTTGTTCGGTCATTTATATCGAATTTAGCCCAATCCTCAAGCGTTCTTGTAAATGGCATCGTTCCCATTAGGTCCGCATCTCTATACTTCCCTTCTAAATCAAGGCCAACAAATTTCTCGATATACGACTCTATTGCTGAAGCGTGAGCTTGCTTGACATCTTCTGATGAGTTTGGTATTCCGCCTAACTCTCGTTCAGTCTTAGTCAATTTCGCAAACTGTTTGTCCGGTCTGTTAATAGAAAAACCTCTGTAACCCCTATTTTTTAAGTGATACAATAATCTTGGCTTATTGTTTTCAACCAAGATTGGCATCCCATAAAACACACAGGCCATCAGCACTTCTTCGAAAAATATCTCAGCAGTCTGTGGCCTTGCGATGTACTCTAGAAAGAACTCATTTGCTGGAGCATCATCCATGTGGAACTTAGTCATTCCATGTAGCGCTCCGTTAGAACCACGTCCGCCAACCACAGCAGATATATCGTATGAATCACATCCAAATGACCCAATATGTTCATTTCCGGGATATTTAATTCCATTACGAATGTGCACATTATTGTGTAGATGTTTTGGTGGGAACCAGCTAATTGAAAATCTTCCTCTATTATCAGGGGTCCAAATTACTTCAGTGTCTTTAATGCCATCCTTCCAAGAGAAGGAGCCCCTTGTAATGTAGTGCTCCTTAATCATGGAGTCATTGTAGTCTATCTGCTGATATATCTTGGTTAAGTTAAAGATAGATGACTTGCTCTCATCACGGAATGCGTGAGACTCTGTACGTGGAAACTGACGATAGAATTCATTCAGTGCATCTGGGTCACTCTTTAGTGAATCAACTTCCGCCTCCCAATAATCTATAGCACCATTTTTAATCCAATTGCCATCGACTCCCTTTATAGGTTGATTCGGCTTATTAAATACAGGATGACCATATAGGTCTATAAATCCTTCCATGTTCCATTCCATTGGAATAAATATGGCGTACATCCCACTTTTAGTCTGGCCGTTGGCATTACGAGTCTTTACGTTTGACTCCTCATAAATATCCTTGAAGTTCTGGCCACCTTTATTCAAGGCGTTTGATGTAGAGCCCATCATGCACTTGCCAATAATCTTGCTACCCAAACGTAGACAGGTCTTAGTTACACGCCAATTCTCTTTGATGTTTACAGGCTTGGTCCATTTACCAGATTCGTCATGGGCCAAGAACAATAGCTTCTCACCATCGTATGAGTTGTCTTCAGTATTCTTCCAGTCAATAGTAGTATCGAGTCCATCGATATCTGTATCATCTGATTCATACATATTCTTCTTAGTAATCTTGGATGCAGGAACACGGAATGCCAACTCTGTCTTTGGCTTATCCATACCGTCCATGATAGGCTTAAAGAAAAATGGCAGCCTACTATTAATAGGGACCACCTTATCGGTAAACATCTTCTTTGCATCGGCTCCAGTCTTAGACAAGATGCCAATACGTGCATCACGTGCAAGCGTGCCTATGTTTACACATTCAGATGATGACATGAATGAGAATCCTGAACGTCTAATCTTTAAATATATCATGCCAAATGACCTTGGGTCTGCACGACAGGCCTCCCAAAATATCCAGTAGATTCTATTGGCCTCACGGAAGTCAGGGTATCCTACGTCAATGCTAGACCATTGTAGATACATATAGTGTGAGCCTGTGATATAGGTCTTCACGCCATTGTTCATAAACCAAAAGCCTTGCTCTCTGCGGTCAAACTCCCGCTCGATGTAATCGACCCATCTATCCTTAAACTCCTTTGGCTTATCGTTCCACTGAAATATGGATTGAATCTTGGCCAGCTCCTTGGGGATATCTTCTCTCTCCCAATGCTGCTCAGCTTTAGATGAATGTCTTTGATGACACTTCTCGGGAGCAATAGGCAGGGCAATTTTCAAACCTGATATCTCTACCACATCCCCTATCTTGCCGTTCTTAGAAATAACAACAACATCGTACTGCTCGTTATACCCGTACAGCCACGACATCACTCTATTCTTGTTAGAGATTACTGCAGGAGGAATATAATCCTTTACTACCCTACACAGACTACTGCTTTGACCTTCGCTCTGCAAACCCTTGTTTAGTATCAGTTCTACTTATACCCTTATCTATCGCCTCTAAGCTTTCTTTCTCTGACTCTATTCTGTTGAGAATCTCAAACGCATCAAATATTGCTAACTTTTTTGTAGCCGCTGCATTCTTTAACCTGTCTGCAGCAAGCTCACCCTCTACATCCCCACTCTTGACTACACTCTCTTCGGCTACCTTAATCAATTCGTCTACTGCCTTGTAGCCTGCATTAATAATTCTAAGCTTAATTTCTTTCACGTCTTTCATTTCTTGTACTTTAAAAACGCAACCTGAATTAATCTAGCTGACTCACCTTCTCCAAAGTTCTCAAACAAATTTCTGGAGTGGAGTGAATCAGAATTAAAAGCAATCATTCTATTAAACTTTGAGTACACCATGACCAATGGGTTACTGTCTTGGTCATAGATTGTGGTGCCATCATCAACTGGGCACATCTCATTCAAGTACAGGATGCAAGTGATGTCTCCCATCATTTCATCGCTATGGATAAAGTTGGGCTCCTCCTGATTTAATGGAGACCTTCTTACAAAATTAAACTCTACCTTATAGTCAGGAAATAATTTAGATACAAATTTGGCAAACTCATCGTGACTTCCTCTAGGTTGTATATTTCTGAATATGTGCTGTCCATCTGCCACGTCCTGAAATCCATATGAATAAATTTCTGATACATAATATGTGGGGTCTTGAAGTACGTTGTCAAAAGATAGTAAATTCATAGTTTAATTGTTATCTGATGGTCAAAAATTCTGTAAAGTTTTTCTTCATCAACAGTAAACTCGTACTCACTATCAGGACTAAAGCATACCATGTCCCCTGATTTTATGCCTTGCGTTGAGAGGTATTTATTCGGATACTTCATAATCCCCATGAGTGGCTCTTCACTGAAAGGCTTTTTGATATAGCTTTCAGTGGCTTTAATTGGCTTTACAAAGCAGTACCTATCGTAAGCGTTCCATTCGCCATTGCTTTTATACATGAAGAATTGGTCGGGCTCAATAAAGAAAAGGTCATCTTTAAAGAATGACTTGCCACTCTTTTGACGGCCCTTCATGTCGTTGTAAAACTTAAAGACATTGTGGTGGACGAGCAGGATATCTCCAATTTCTACAGGTCCTTTGTATCCTAGCGGAGTCTCTATCACTTCAGCAAATCTATTGGAGAACTTGTGGTCCTCCTCTGATGTGCTTACTATCAGCTCTATACCACCAATGTCTTTTGTGTTGTCGTACCTTTTGCCGTTTACGGGCTTTGCAATAAAGTAAAATGGGGATTTCATTAGATATTAATATTGTATTCGACCGATACCGGTATTGTAGAATTAAATTCTTTCCAAAGCACCACCTCTAATTTATCGTTGATGATAAATATTTTAAATGAGTTCTTTGCCTCATCGAATTTAATCAAATGTATTTCATTGGAGTCACCTAGTATTCGTTGACCCACGATGTAATGCATTGCACTGCCCTTGTAATCTGGGCCTACCGATATCTTTCTTATGTCCATTAGATTTGATTTTAGTGGGGATATGCTTAATGCACCACCCCTAGTTGGTCTGTCCCTGTGATTCTGTACACGTTGCCAGCAACAAGCCCTGCTGCTAGTGCAGCTGCGTTGTTAGCGTATACAGGCACACTTGGTAGAGGCATTGATAGAATGCTTCCGATAGTATAGTTCTTAGTGATGTTGCTGTCCTGAGCATCAGTACCGATTAACTTATCGGTGTAGGATACTGTAGCATCTGTAGAGTATGAGCTTATCTTTGCCATGATTATTCAGCAGTTATAGGTTCAGGAGATGGCGGTGCATAGTCACCAGTAATGGTTAGGTTTAGCTGTGCTGCTACCCAGTCATAGGCATACTCATTTGTCTGCCATGCTTGATAGTCCTCTCCAGTCATAGTAAGATTCCCTTGAGCAAGTTGCTGTTGAGCATCACTCAAGATAGAATAATAAAATGTTCCTGAAGTGCTTAGATTGTCATTAATGCAATATGCATTTAGAATAGTTCCTTCATCTTGGGTTCCATTTACCCAAATGAAAATTGGTTCAATTGTTTTCATCGTTATTTTGTTTAAGCGTAAATATAGATAGTTTTATTTTTTCTTACTCCTGATAAATATCTAGACATATTTCTGTGATTCAAATTGTACAAGTCAGTAAGTTCTTTTAAGCAATAATAAAAAACTCCTGATTCAGTATCTAGCACTAGTCTAGCCTTATTTGATTTATCTCCCTTCTGAGCTTCAGACATTTTCTTTCTTGATTCAATAGATGCTTTTCTTCCATAGTTTGGATTTTCCTTTCCTTTTTTTTGACTACCAGCTCTTAACATCTTCATTCTTTCAATGGTCTCCTTAGAATACTTATGTCCTTTTGAGCTCACTGCATTCTTATTAAGATTGCAACACTTATCATCATCAAAATATAAATCCAAATAATGCTGTTCTCTAGAATTTAAATCATCATATAAACATTCTTCCAGTATTTCAAATGAAGGCATTCCGTACTTGTTGTAAACGCTTTGAATAAATCCACTTTTATTCTTGTTGTTAATCATTAAGTGCTTGTGACGATTAAACCTATTCTGAATATCAATAGACTGGCCTATATAAAAATAACCAGATTCTTCCCAGCTCAATTTATATATGCCTAGCTTTTTCATTTTGCCTCTAGTTGTTCGCCGTTTTTCCAAATGGTTACTGGTTCGATTTGTTTCATTTTATTAGTTTTTAAATTGATTCATTACTACAACTCTATAAGAGCCAGTGCTTATTAAATTTCCAGCTTGTACTTGTAAAACTCCTCCAGCTGAAACTAAAAGAGTTACAACACCATAATCGTTTCCAAGCGTCTCAATAGTTGTCGAAACTAACCTAGTACTCCAACCAAATGCGGTGTTGTAATAAACAAAATAAACTCTAACGGCTTGGTTTCTTCCATTTTCGTTTCCAAGAGTATAAACCTCATAGGTAATTAAATTTGTTGCGGTTAAAGTAATTGAGGTGTTTATTATAGCCGCACCATTTAAATTTCCAGCGGCATTATTTCCGTGATAAGTATAATTAGATTGAAATATAGTACCGCTAACTTGAAATTTATCTCCTCCGTCGGTTGTCGTTCCAATAAGCACGTTGCCGCCTACTGTAATTTTCATTTGTGGCGTAAATGTTATAGCGTTGCCAGCAGTTCCTGATGGAGCAGTTTCAAATATATGACTTCCACTTTCTTGATAATATTGAGATGCAGCACCATTATTTAAATACCTATTAACCGATGGGTTATATGTATTATTACCAAAAATAGTAAATCCAGCAACATCGTGTAAGGAAGTATATGTTCCAATTTGTAAAGCTATTCTTCCTGTTTGCCAAGAACTAGGGACAACCCCAATCCCAACGTTACCGACTGAGGTAATGCGCATTCGTTCCGATGGTGCAGATGCTGAGTTTTTTGTATAAAATGAAATATAATTATTATTCGCTGATGAGGTTGCACTATATATTCCTCCATAATCAACTCTAGAGCCACCAACTGACCAACGAATCCCGCTTAAAACATCTGTACTTCCTCCATTAGCTATTTCTAATATTGGGTTTGTGTCGTTACCAATCCAAACATTGCCGTTTGTTGTTGCAGTTAAAACAGATACCCCAGTAGGCGCTAAAACTACATTTCCAGCAGTACTTTCAACATACATTCCAAGATTCCCAGCAACGTAAACGTATCCTCTTAATACATCTGCAATCCTAAAGTTTATTCCTGAGTTTGTCGAACCATTGACAGAAATACCTCCAGCAAGTCCAGCAAATGCCGTTGCATTGCCAAAAAACCCATTCCCACTAAACCGCCCAGTTCCGTTAACGTCTAGCTGAAAAGTTGATTCTGTTGGAGGAGGACTTCCAATAAGTAGTCTACCACTAGACGTAAGATTCATTTTTACGGCATTGCTTGTGTGAAATCTAAGAGGTAAGTTTTCTCTTTGGTAAATATCTGCACCTGTTGAATCATTACCAATTACAAGACCATTTAAAGGCCCTAATCCACTTGTGCTATTTCCAATTGAAATAAATGTTTGAGAATCAGAAATTGAACCTACTTGTAATCTATATCCTGTAAATGCATCACTTGGAGTATTTCCAATCCCAAGGTTGCCGCTAGAATTTAAAGTTAGTTGACTCGTGCCATTTGTTTCAAATATTAAAGGTAATGCCCTTTGCTCTGAAATAATTGTAGCGCTTGCACTTGAATAAATTAAAGCAGATAACGTTCCATTTACCCTTGTAACATACCCACTTCCGCTAGTATTATTTGTTGTAACAAAAGTAAAATTTGTCGCAGTATATGGGGTTGCGGTATTTATACCAACTCCGCTCCCATTGTCAAATATCTGACTATTTCCAATCGTTGTACTGCCCGTAAACTTAGGCAAATAGTTAGTCGTTCCTGTTCCAGTGACTGGGTTAGTAAGCGCGTTTTGCTTGTTGTTAAATGTAGTCCAATCGGTACTGGATAGGAATCCACTTTGCGAACCGCTAGCTTGTTGGATTGTAATATTTGGCGTTGTGCCTCCGCTGGATGCTAAAGGACTTGACGCAGTAACCGCGGTTACATAAGTTCCAGCCGCTTGGTATTGCGGAATATTAAGAACGCCTGTAACGCTGCTATACGTAGCAGGACCACTAGTGCCTGTTGTTGTCAAACTAATCGCTGCTCTACTGCCTGATGTTACTTGGCCAAGTGTAGCAAACTCATTGTTATTGACAGCGTTGCTACCAATCACACGTCCCTTGAAGTTAGCAACCACACCTGCTGGTAGGTCAGCAATGGCTCCAGTAACTGCGTTAACCACGCCTGTAGTCTCTCCAACAATAATGCTTGAAGCGAACTGCTGCACGCCTGTGTTGTATGCGTAGATAGGATATCTGCCTGCTGGGTTGTTACCGTAGTAGTCTAGAAGGTTTGAGTTTACAGATGCACTTAAAAGTCTCTCTCCTGTAACAAGCACACCTCTGAAGAATGATATAGGGGTAGTTGTAAGTCCAGTTCCACTTCCGTTATTAAATGTATTGACAAGACTCCATGTAGCCTCACCACTTGGTGCCAACTCATTTTGATTGTAAGCTACCTTTAGCGCATAAATATTACTTGTATCAATCTTAAAATTCAACACATCTATAGCAGCCCCAACCCTCATAATGGTCTTGAGGCCTGTGATAGTTTGGTCAGTTGCTAGAGTAACATACCCTGCTAGGGAAGGGATATCAGAAGTCAATGCCAATGTCCCATCTGCATTAGGCATGGTGTAAACTCTCTCCGTATTATCAGTTAATGAAAATACGTTTAAACGAAAAGCTTTCCATATACCTAAACTAGTGCTAAACCCAAATCTTAATAAATAAGCAGAACTTGGAGTTATTGTAGTGTATCCTAGATTAATTACTGAAGAATTAAGGGATTGTTTTAAAAGTAAAGCTCCAGAATTAACACCACCATTAGCAATTAAATTATTAGAAGACAAATTGTAGGCCCCTAAATCAACAGATTGAGTAGCACCTGTGTAAGGAACATATCCAGTAAGGTCAGTAGTATAGTTAGGAATATTAAGTGTATCCCCTATTAACGTGGCAGGGCCAGTTGTCCCTGTGGTAGTAAGAGTAATAGAACCCTGAGCTCCAATGTCACTAAGGACTTCCGCCCCTGTTCTGTACTTAATTACTCCTCCGTCAGATACAATGAACTTATCAGTATCTGTTACTGCATTTGCAATTGTCTCAATGTATACGTTGCCCTCTACTGAAAGCTTGTGCCCATTGTCTACTACACCATCGCCAAGTATGAAATTACCATTGGCAAATAGTCTTGACACCTGAGTGCCAGCTATAGACTGAACTACTACACCATCGGTGTAGCTATGCACAGTTGACCTCGGAGAACCGAAGTTGTTCATCTGAATTGAGTACGTGTAAGCAGTCAATCCAATGTTTGTGAAGTTTACCGTACCCCCGGTTGCGCTATTGTACTGAAAGTTAAATGTATCAGGGCCATAGGACAATGGGCTATCAACTAATGATGTAGCACCACTCCACATGGGTAAAGTAAATATCGTACCAGTACCTGTTACAGGATTGGTTAATGCGTTCTGCTTGTTGTTAAATGTGTTCCAGTCAGTGCTAGACAAATATCCATCTGAGCTTGCCCCTGACTGTGTGATTCCTATCGTACCTGAGCCTGTAATAGTACCACCTGTCAATGGACCGCTGGTACCAACACTAGTTACAGTGCCTACGCTCCAACTCCTATCAGCAGTCAAGTCGTATGTTACACCGTTGATAGTTAATGTCCTACTGCTCGATACTCCATCAGTAATGCCGTAACCAGCTAATGTGGTAGGCGTGCCTGTAATCTTGGACCACGCAAGTGAAGTAATCCATGTTGGGTTAGCATAGCTCTGGTCTGTACGTACATCGCCTACAGTCCATGTTCTATCAGCAGTTAAGTCAAACTGGACCCCATTGATAGTAAGATTTCTTGTTGCTGGAGGTGCTCCAACATCACTGAAGGTAAGCACAACAGCACCAGTGTAGCCGTTAACGCTAACGACAGCATCGGTATTGTCTACCTTCTCCCAAACACTTCCGTTAAATATGGCCCAGTCACCTAGCTGCCAGTCAGTAATGCCATTAAGATTGGTTGTTCCTGCAACATTTACTACGTAGTAATGGCCCTGTACACCTACTGAGCTCTGTAAGAATGGTACGTTAGTAGCCGCATTCCATGTCCCCTCGTAAGTTACTCCACCTGCAAGCCCATTGATTTGGTTCTG